TGAGTTTGATTAGGAATAAAATCAAATACATTTTTAACTGTAATCTTATTTGCCTCTTCTTTATTTAACAAAGACTGTAACCATTCTACTAAAATAGCTTTAGCTTTGTTTCGTATATTCGACATTTTTTTTGTGTTCATCTTTTTCCTTTTTATGAGAAAATACTTCATACCAAGTATCGCATTCATCACATTGGTACATACTAACCATATCATGTTCTGAACCTGGATATGTATCCTCTGTGTCATAATCATCGTTCCACCTAACTTCAGCGTTACAATAAAAACATTTCATTATTTATCAATCTCTGTAAAATTATTTTCTCTATCAAAATATTTATAATCAATTTGTACTGGCTCAAATTCTTCTAAGCATTCTACAACAGTATGTTTCTTAAAATCTTTACAAGAATAAACATCTAATTGTACTAAGGCAGGTTTTATTTCATCCCAAGTATGAATAACAACATGAGAAGTTTCTATAATAGCAACACCAGTTAATCCTGCATTACCTACCTTATTAACTTTTGATGCATAAGGACCTGCTAATAATTTCATATCTATTTTATTTATAAGATATTGTATCCACTCTTTTATTTCATCTTCACTCTCTGGGGGTTTGTTAACTTCTGCTCTAATAAGTAAATGTTTATGCTTTACGTTTTCCATAATTTTCTAATTGCTCCTTGTATTGATTTGTTATTTCTTCTACATTAGGAAGCTTAACAATATTAGTAAAGAAAACATTTTTATTTGCATACTTAAATACTCTTAAACCTTTACCTTTATTACTATCACTATGACATTCCCATTTATGAATACAAAACTGACATCCTGTTGATAAAGTTTTATTACCATTCTTTTCAGTTTTATCTTCATAACATTTATTAGGAGGAGTGTTACTCTCTAATGTATTTTGTAATGTTGATATTAAATCATTGACATTTGGTTTAGCCATATCATCTGGTTTGTAAAAACAAATATCACCACTTGATTTATCTACTACTAAGAATCCACCTTGATTTGTACCTATAGCTTTTTCATAACCTGCTAACTGAGCATGATAACCAAAAGGGTCATCATTAACTATTTCACCAGATTGAAACTTTTTAAAACTAAAAGGGGATGCAGATTTAACATCACATATCTCACCGTCAATCTTACTATCAATATGTCCTGTTATACCTTCAACTTCAACTTTCTTTTGTTGGTCTTCAACTTTATGTCCTGATAGTTCTGCTAAGTATAGAATTAAATGTTCTATAATATGTCCATATAAAAACTTCAATGTCATATCAGAGTTATCTTCTTTTGATTCTTTAGGACTATTCTTATCGTACCATAATTGTCTAGGTGGTTTACCGATAATAGACATTCTTAATTTACCTTCATACTTTTCTTTTACTGAAGGTTTATTCCAAGAAAGTAAAGCTTCTTTAATATTTCCTAGGAACTTGTTTAAATTTTCTTCTGTGATTGGTGCAGGTTTACCATTAGATACATCAGTAATTAATTTTTTAATATCAGGTACTAAAGTACTAATGTGTTTCTGACCAGTTGTTTCCGATTTTATATTCGCCATTTAAAGGACACCTTACTTTCAATAATTTTCCTGCATCAACAATTGACTGTACTGCAAGTCTACCAAACTCATCTGCTCTAGACTCTTCAACTTCATACTGAAATTCATCATGTACATTTACAACTGGAAATGCTTTAATTTGTTTATTATTAACATATTCATCTAGCAATGTCAACGCTTTCTTCATTACTATTGCTCCTGCTCCTTGTAATAAAGTATTCAAAGCAGCATGAGGATGACGTATTATTATTTTTCTTCCGTCAAGTCCTTTGACCCATCTACGTTGAGCCACTCTTTCCACTTTTTCTCGTAGGCTTCTAAGACTTGGTGTTGCTCGGAGAAATTTTTCTTTAACTCTTTCTCCATCTCTTTGCGTACCTCCAATGATACTTCCGATTTTGGAAGTACCTGCTCCATAGATAAATGCGTAGATAAAAGTCTTCGCCTTATCTCTTGATTCCAAACCAGCAGCAATTTGATTTGCTGTGTGTATATCTCCATTAACGACTTCATTTGTGTACCTTTCATCATTCATGTAGTGAGCCAACATTCTTAACTCAAGTCCAGATGCATCAACTCCTACTAGTTTATAATTTTTATTTACAATCCACAATGCCCTACATTCTTTACCATAAGGAGAGTACACAGCAGGTATCTGAGCCATGTTGGGCGACTGGTGACTCATTCTACCTGTTACTGTACCATTAGTAATTACCTTCCCATGTACTCTCCCATCTTCTCTAATAGCTTCAATCCAAGAACTGACTTGAGCAATTCTTTTCTGTAGCAAGAGAAACTTGTTTATTAATTTAGCTTCAGGAATATTTTTTATCTCAGATAAAACTTTTTCATCAACAATAACATGACCCTTATCTGTTTTCTTTTTTGGTTTCCAACCAAGCTTCATTAATCGTTCACCTATTTGTTGTCGTGAACCTAAATTAAATTCTTTATATTTTACTTTTGTAAATGGAACTCCTTTAACATAACCTCTAGCTTTATTATTTACTTTAGGTATAAATGTTTCTTCTATTTTTTCAGGTGGAAATGATTTTCTAACTTCAGTTGTTAAGTCATTCATGTCTTCTTGAAACTTAGCTTGTAATCCATAAGCACTAACAACATCAATAAGAAAACCTTTGTCATGTTGTTTCTGAATTATCTCAGCAACTTTATGTTCTAATTCAATTGAGTCACCAAAGTCAGTCATCTTTCTCATTAAAAATTTATAAAGCTTTTCAGTTAAAGCTACATCATTACGACAATACTTTAACATATCATCACTAAGAAAATCAAACTGTTCAAACTCTATTTTGTTTTGACCAAGTTTTGTTCCCCAGTTTTTTAATGAGTGTCCACCTTCCAAAATAGGATTAAGTAATCTTGATAAAACTAATGTGTCTGTAATTTTACAATTCTTAAATAAGTCTGAACCAAAAAATTTATTTACAACTGGAATATCAAATCCAATAATATTGTGTCCTATAAATTCTTTAGTCTTACTTGCAAACTCTTCAAACCTATGTAAGTTTTTACCTTCAGTAAATTGGTAATAAGTATTGTCATGTTTACAAACTATACACCAGATTTTATCTGCTGTCATTGTTGTTTCAATATCAAAGATTACTTGATTAAAGGTCATCTATTTTGACCTCTTTCAATCTACCTGTATCAATATCATATCTTAAATCACAACAAGGACCTGTAAGTCCTGAGAATCTATTCTTCAATACTCTAACTCTTGTTGTATTTCTAATCTCAGGGTCATCGTTTTGAGCATCCCTTTCTAATCCTATAACCATGTCTGATAATTGACCTATACTTGCTGAACCTCTTAGTTGTGATAAGGATGTTGCAGCACCTTCTTCATGTCCTTTACCGTCTGGTCTTCTTAGATGAGAAACAACTATCATAGATACTCCAGTCTCTTGGACTAATGTTCTAAGTCTAGTCATAATCTCATCTAATGCTCTCCTCTCATCGCCATGAGATTGGTCAGATACTATAATACTAACATGGTCTATAACTACATACTTACAATCTAAACCTTTAGCTAAGTATCTTACTCTTGAAACAATATTATCAATTGAGTTTGAACCGAAATGGTCAAACATATATACTCGACCTGTTCCTACAGTTGAATCAAAATAAGTTTTTAATTCCTCTTTACTTACATGAACATCTGGTAAATGTAATCTTTGATTAGCTTCAATACTCATCAAACCTTTTGAAGTTATAACTGGAGTTTCTTCTAACATTAACAAACCAATATTATCTTCAGTTGATTTCAACATATGATGAACAACTTCTCTCATGACTTGAGTTTTACCTAAGCCTGAACCTGCTGTAAATGTAACTAATTCTGAAGGTCTAATACCATAAGTTAGTTTATTAATTCCTTCAAATGGATATTGAACAAATGCTCTTGTTGTAGGTTTTGCAATCTCATCAAATAAAACATTAGCATTTATAATTCCGTCTGGTGCATATAACTTAGCATTCCAAAAAGCATTAACATATACTTGAATTTTATTTTGAGATAAACAATCTGAAGCATCTTTTAATTCTTCAGGTAAGGATAGTATCTTACATTTACCTGGAGAAAATAACTCAGCAACTTTTGTTGCTCCTTCTTTACCATGTTTATCATTATCAAATGAAATGATAACATTTTCAAAATTATTTTCTAACCAATCTAAACTATTTTTAACATCTTTAACTGCTGATGTTATTCCATTCTTAATACTAACAACTGGTGTTTCGTATTTACCAGTATTAAACATTTGATAAGCTGATAAACAATCTAACTCACCTTCAGTTATTATTATGTATTTATTTTTTTGGAATAAATGTTCTCCAAACAGTCCAGAAGTTTTTGTATTACCTTGAATACTAAATTCTTTTAGTTTAGTGAACCTAGTTTTTGTGGCTATCTTAGAACCTTGCTTGTCATGATAAGGATAATAATGATGAGTAATGCTTCCAAGTGAGTCCATTTTAACGGTGACTCCATACTTCTTGCAAGTATCCTCTTTAATATTTCTATCAATAATTTCTGCAAAGTTTGATTCTTTAATAAAATCTTTTACTTGATATTCATTTACTCTTGAAGTAGTTTCATGATTTGTTTCCATATTGTATTCCCTTATGTACTGCTGACAGGAAAAACAATACGCTGAACCATCGCTGTTCAAAGATACTGCGTCACTACTTGAACAAACAGGACAGGGTAAATGGTATTTTACAAATCCCTTTTTTTGTGTGTCTTCCATTGTCGCCCTTTAATATTTAATTTTAAATGAGAGACAGCCAGATGGAGGTATCTGACTGTCTCATTGGAGTAAGTATAATGATGGATAAACATTATAACTTTGTGGTTAATAGACTATACTAAAAATCATCCTTGATGTCAACACCATTTGAAGAAGAACCTTCAACTTCAAAAGATTCTTTTGGTGTGTACTCAACTAAGTCTATTACTTGAACAGCTTGTAGGTCAAGTCCTTTACCAGTCTTACCTTTGTAATTCCAATCATAAGATTTGTACATTACCTTAACCTTACTACCATTACCTACAATTTTATCTAGTGGTTTCTTTTCAGAATCTACTAGTTGTGGTTGTTGGTTTCTATCACCGTTAGCTTTAGAAACTTTTCTTTTAAACTTAATGATGTTCTTAATAGTCTCATCATTAACAGTTGTTTCACCAATAGTAAACCCTTGCTTTTGGAACTCAGATGCTGTTGCATCATCCACAGCTAAGTCTACTCTCCACATTGGTTCAAACTTCTCATTAGGTCTAGTTATAGATGCCCAATAAGCTTTACCTTCTACAATTGCCATTTTATATTACCTCTTAATGTTAATTAATTTATTTGACATGGCATAATCTCTAACATAATTAATCATCCATGTCAACACTTTTGTCAACTTTATTTTCATTTTCTTCACTTAATATTTCATCTATTTTCTTAGATAAATTCTTTTTGATTGAAGCTTTTTTCTTTAGTTTGCTTTCTAATTCTGCTATCTTTTTACCCATAGCTTGTACATCTTGATTAGCTTGTTCAAGCTGAATTAATATTTTTTTAATCTTGCTATCTTTATCTTTAACTAAATTATTTATATCATCTTTTTCTTTTATTAAATCTGATATAGTATTTTTATATTCTCTTAATAAATCTTTTTCAGTCATATTATATTTTGTAACATTCCTCCTTAAACAATTCTTTAATTGGTATCACTACACATTTACTTGCTCTGTAATCTCCTATGTTTTTTGTATGTGTTTTTTTATATTTGTTAACTATCTTTTTTAATCTTGATACTCTAAACACTAATATACAATGTTCTTTTTTATCTAGTTCTAAAATATGAAACCACCATTTTGCTTCAGTCTTATCAACACCTGAAGGCTTTCCTCTATATTCATATTCAATAGCAATGTTACCTGTTTTACGCCACCAACTTCTTTCAGTTTTTATTTCTACTTGTTCCTTACCTAATAAATCAGCAACTCTTTTCTCTCTTACTTTTCCATATTTTAAATCAATATCAAACTTTGATGTACTATTTAATTTCACTATTGCTCCTCAGTAAATGTACATAAATATTCTAAAAGAAATTTATTTAAGTTTTTATTATTAAATAATTTTTTATCATTCTTTTCTTTTATTCTATTAAATAATTTAATAACAAAGTAGGGTTGTAAATTTGAGTAATCACAAACTAAATTAAAATCTTCATTATTTTTATCAAACCATTTATTTGCATCATCAACTATAACTTTCCTGGCGTAACCCCAAGCATGAATATCAAGATTCAATGCATCTAAAACAGCTCTAACTATTACTGCTCTCCATAATAATAAATCTGAAGTAATAGAATAATTTCTGTTATGTTGAATAGGATTGATAAAAGATTGAGCCTTTAACATATCTAATCCTTTTTAATATCTTTTGTTGTAACTTTTTTATTTTTGTCAGAAACTTTTTTAAGTTTATTCTTAAAAGTTTTTTCATCAATTTCTTCTATTGTTGCTCTAGTATACTTAGCATCTTTAGAAATTATAATAGCATTATCACTAAACTCTATTTTCTTTTTTAATTTTTCTTCATCTTTAACATCTTCATAATAATCTTCTATTAGTAAATCTAAATTTACATATGATTTTTTTAAATAAAATTTAGTCATTTGCTCCTTTACTTTATAAAGTATTTTCCTTTAACAACATACGGTTTTGTTTTATATGTTCTATCAATTTCAAGTACTCTTAAATCTAAATACTTGTTTATCATTCTATGTATGATACCTGCATTTACATCAGGAAACTTATCTCTTAATGCTTTAATTAAATTTCTTTTTTTATATTTATCATTATCAATAAGATTGAATAACACATCTGATATTTCAGATTTAACAGACTTCTCAATAGAAGGTTTTTCTTTTTCAAACTTATCAATATCTATTTTAAATTTATCAAGAAGATAATTAAAATCATTAACACTAGTCCATCCACAACACATCCTAGGCATACTAAGATGAGCCAATAACATACTTAATTTATCGGCTTCTAGACTATCACATTTATCTAGGTATGTAAACACTTCATTTTCTAATGGTACATCTTTATACTTTTTATTTTCATCATACATCATGCTCATACTCCTTTATTATTTGTATTGCTCTAGCTTGGAAGGGATGCTTTTTAATGTACCCCTTCCATTCTATGTAGCCCAACATTTGAAATACACTACTTTTACTTTTCATATTCATATGTTCCATTATATCAGTATAAGAAGGCATAACCTTATTTTCTTTAGCATACTCTTTTAGAAAAGTAAAAAGTTTATATTGTTTTTTTGTTAGCATAATTTATTCTAGCACAATAATGTGTTTAAATTAAGGCTAAAAAAAGCCAATGAAATCAACACTTTAATGATGCTTTGCTCCTTCTACTCTAAGTTGTCTTTCATATTTAACTTCAGCTTTTAAATTTTTAACTTCTTCAGATTGTTCTCTTAACTTATCTTGTAAAAAATTTTTAATCTTTACAAGTTTAAGCCTAGCTTCCTCTGAAGAATTTAAATCAGCAATCCAATCGTTTGCTTTTGATTTAAGATTAACTAATTTAACTTCTAAATCTCTATTCTCTTCAATCAATCCTAAATTATTTTCTGAAATTTTATTATTCCATTCTAATAATTTTTCATACTCTTCTTTAGATTCTTTTAATTGCTTAGTTAAATCTTCTAAGTACACATCACCTAAAGATGTTACATCTTCATCCTTATCCTTCATCTGTTTCCTCTATGTTGTAGTCTTTAGATTGTTCAAATAAAAAATATTCATACCTATCATTTGCCTCATTCTCTTTCATGAGTTCAACATAATGGTCGGCACTATGTCTATTGATAAATTGTTTTTCTAAAATAAATCTATTGTCAGATTTATATTTACCCATAACAATATATCTTCTAGTTTTATCTTCTTTAACTTTATTAAGTCCAAACATATTTCCTCCTA